AAATACAATTGTGAAATTGCCTGCCGTGCTGGTTTTGTCTCCTCCAAAGTCAATCGCGGCCACTGCTTTGTCTGAATTCGTGTCGTTGTAAATCAAACAACCACGAGCTGTAACCGTAGCGGTTCCAAAGGTCAGATCCGCAAAATCTACGATTGCAGTCGTCCCAGACGTTGTGGGGGTGACATTGGTAAGCGCATTACCGCCAGCGGTGTAGTTTGTGCCACTGACCTCGTTTGAGGTGGTGTAAGCCGTAGTCGATGCACCAAGGCTCGCCGAGCTAGTGTAAAGAGCCAACTTAAACGTGTTGCCAGAACTGGCAGTAAAGTTGTGAGTGCCTACTAACAATTCCTGCTTAAACGATGTACAGATCGCCGATGTGATAGCCATTTTATAGCTCCTTCAGTAAATCAGCCATGTGGTTATGACCTTGACGCCGCAGAATAACCGATAATGTTGTTCGATCACTCGCAATAGCGCTCTTAATCCCTCTCAATACTACTTCATAAACCTGTTGCCGGAAAGCCTCGGCTTGTTGTCTGACATGAGGATCGGCGTTTTCTGAGATGCTTACAAGTCTTTTTGTGACCACTTGAGCCCAAAACTCTGGCTCATGACCGCCATCATCGGACGTTGCCACCATAACACTGCCTAATCCGGCGTCTGCGCTTTGCGAAATCATCCCTTATACGGCTCCGGTGAGGCAGGCATCTCAACTTTTTGGAAGTTGAACTGACGCCGGGCGCTTTCAAATTCTGACTCTGGGCACACCAAAAACTGACCTTCTTGGTCTGTCATGACCAACAAAGGGTCATCCAGCCGGTGATATCCGTACAGCCGCTCCCTTGGATCTACATTACTATCGAGCAAAGCAGACTTCTGGCTTACACCCACACCCACTCCCTGCGAGATACATCGAGAGACCCAGAATTCGAGACATCCTCGGCCTGCTTCTGCAAAGTGGATGTTGTGTTTGTAGCTAAAATCCATGCCAAAGAGATCGATATGAGCCACTTTGTTATACAAAGCGAAGGCGATGGCGTAAGCAACCGTGTTGTTAAGGTAGGCGCAACGCTGATCATCAATGACCTCTTTGATAGGAAACTCAACGATCGCAGGCACACGCTCATCAAGCTCACATGAATAGATTGGCTTCTGAAAAGTAGGTAAGCGCTGACGCATGACGTCTGTCTGGCCGCCTGCGTCATCGGTATCCAAATACCGTGATGCCGGGTCCATCATAAACACTCGATCACAATCAAACACAGACAAAGCGGCGTTTACGCACCAAACCTCATCCCATGTTTTGCTGTTTTCTACTCCAATAACGTAGTCAATTTGAGAGGCGCCAAGGCCTATCAGGGCGACACGAGCCCCCTCCAACTCTGGTATTCGTGACATTAACTAACACCTGTTCTCAACAAGTCATATCTATATTCATCACGAGTAGCGCGGCCTTCGCTCACGTTCTTCATCCTCGCGATCCCCTCCTTGAATCGAGTCTCAAACGTCTGGATAACGTCAGGAGCCTCTTTTAAGAATATCGCCGCCTCAACCAACGTGCCATACAGCAAAGGATCTGGATGGTCTGTGGATAAGATGGTTGTTCCTGAGTCTGCACCCGCCGTCAATGAGGCTGGCTTATATAGATAATGAAGCTCTACCGAATAACCAGAATCCGGTACAGGCGACAATTCAAAAGCCGTGTCATCAAACAGCGAGTAATACTTGGGTTGTGCTGTGGTTGTTGTCAATGGGCTGTACTCTTTAACAAACGACGGATGCTTGTAATCCAAGTAGTAATACCGATTGTTGCTAATTACAGCCAAAGAGAATGGGGCAAAGAAGTCTGACGGTGTAGCGAGAAATCTGTTGCCTGTGGTAAGCGTTCCTGTGACGTTTTTGCGTTGCTCAGGTAGCTGTACCAGCTTAAAAATGCGGCTCTCCGCCTCCTCAATGAAGGTGTTGAGGTTGTTATTGAAGGTTGTCTCATCAACCTGCAAGTAGTCTTGGACCGTCGATTTAAGAGTCGCTAATGTAAAACTCATGACGTGGTTACCTCAACCGTGCCTAAGCCGCTGTTTATTTGATAGGTCGTAAGCTCTGTGCCCAGTATACCCTCGCCTACGTTAGTGTAGACAGTAAAAAAATTTCCGTCGTTACCGTCTGCCGCTTGATCTATTCGTGGATCTCGTAAGGCTTCTGGATCAACAGGAGTTGGCTTGCGCATCAATTGAGGGTGTTTTGGCGACCACTGATCAGGGCCCACGAGCAAGCCGTCCCAAGTCTTCTTCATGTCCTTGAGGCGATAACGGAACCCGGTAATGTCACAGATTCCATAAGCTCGTCTGTTAGATGCAAACGCCATTACGCAATCTCGTAGCTTCTAATATCGGGAGCTATGCGGAAACTTGACCGTGGCTCATCTTGAGAAAGCGCGCGCTGAAACTCTTCTTCGTACAGCGGCTTAAGCAACTGAACCTTGTCGGGTGCTCGCTTCAAAGCCAAGTAATAAGCGAGTCCTGCCGCTAAACACGGATAAAACCGGAAGGGTACTTCTAGCGTGTTAGCCCCTACGTCAGCGTCATCCATGCGACTAAGTACGTTCAAGTACACGGTATACGTGCTGTTCTTATCTGGCACCGGCCATACCGTAATCGTAGGCGACAACTGCTTGTCGATGAAATACTGGTTGGGCTTTCCTGTCGTCGATTTTGTTGCAAGGTGCGCATATTCAGCGCGTGACATACGACTCAACGGGATGTCTGTAGTAACGCCTTGTGACGTTTCGCGAACAAAAACGTCCAAAACATCGATGGTTGCAGTAGGGTTAGTAGCGTCGATCGTGTACTTGTCTGTACCTTGAACCATAGCGACGGTCTTTTCTTTGACCGTCCACTGATTTAATCCACGGTTAGCCCACTCTGCAAGCATAAGGTTGAGCGATCGTTGGGCGGTTTTTAGGTCGTACCCTGTCCGTAGCTCAAGGCCGCAACGCTCAAACGCCTCTTCAACGTAGTCTGCTACGTCTAACTCGAAATCTTTACTCCCGCTCGTCGCCATTTTCTGCACCCGCGTATAGGTTATCGAACACTTGATTTACGTCTAAAGTGTAGTCTAAGTCAGATTTGCTGTAATGGATATGTTGCGAGGGCCTAAAATCAGGGGCACCGTCGCCTAGCTCAAACTGTGCTGGCCTCGTCACTCTGACTCGATTATTAGGCAACGCAACGATGTTGCCAGTCCAATCACCCGCATCAAGTAGCTCTAAGACATGGTTTTGCTTGTGTTGAGCTGGATCGTCAGCGGTATCTGACTCGGTGTAATCCACTGTGAAATAGTATTTTGCTGGGTAAAACTCCCCGTTTATCTTGGCTATCCAAGGGCACGGGTCACAGTTTTCTAGCTTATAAACGCTGTGAGTTCGAGATGCGCAGTCCCATGGCTGTGCCGCCCATACAGGCATTGGCTCAGGCCATTTCTCGAAGGGGGTGTCCCCCACGAGAGCGGTGATAGGCATACGAGCCCACATTGCGCCCCCGTGGAGGTTCGGCTCATCGGTATCGTAAGTCTCAGCTCCAGTAAATATGACCTGAAAAGACAGGCATCGCTTAGGTAGCGTCGTGACACCGATGACCATGGCATGAAGAAACTCGCCATGGTATTTCTCGTGATTGTGCGTGTACTCGCGTCGGACCCAACACTTAAAGTAAGGAATACTCGACTGAAGAAAAGCCATTATCGGCCATACAATCCGCTATTCTTGCTCGAAGGAGCGCGCACAGGACTAGACTTGGCTTTGCTCTTCATGGCGCCGCCTTTAGCGTAACCCTTAGTTGCCATGCCGCCTGTCTTCATTTTCTTGGGCTTTCCGCCGCCGGTAGGGCCACCCGGAACAACTGGGCCAGACGGCGGTCGCGGCCGACCCTTTACTGGTCCCGAGGATGGGCCTGTTACCCCCCGACCCGGCGGGATAGTTGGATTGGCAGGTTTTTTTCTACCCTTTGCAAAACCCGACCGTCCTGCTCTTTGAGCGCCGCCGCGCGCCATACCTTTTGCCTTCATTTTCATGATTGAGCCTCCTTCGGCCGCAAATGTTTTGACATTAGTAGGCTTGCCGCCTACGCCTTGTTTTTTCGCTCGCTTCCGCCTTACGGCTGAAGCCACCTCTTTTTTCGACATTTTGGCCGCTTTGGCCGCTGGTACACACTTGGGATAACCGCGATCAGAGTCCTT